CAAAGCATTATGGGCATTCCAGGGCGGAGATTTATTGAGCCCTTGAAAATGTCCACTGGTGGTGGTTTTGGCTTGCCGGGAAGGAAGGGCAAGCATTTTGAAGACGTCTTTGAAAAAGGTGTTCTGGTGAACAGAATACCTGATGACGTCGTCGAAGCTGAGAGAGTGCGACAACTCGAATGTTGGAAAGCAGGAAAGAGAGCTTATCCAATAACCACGTCGACTCTTAAAGATGAACCAACACCGCTCTCAAGTGAAAAAGTGAGAGTCTTCCAGGCCACAATGGTTTCTACGAGCCTCAATATACGGCGTTACTTTTTACCAATTGTTGCATTTTTGTGTGATCACCCACTTGAGGCTGAAGTAGCCGTGGGTGTTAACTGTTTCTCTAAAGACTGGGAGAAGCTAGTTGATCACGCTTGCAAATATGCAGTTGATGAAAAGATGATTGCCTGGGATTATTCTAAGTATGATGTAAGAATGAATTCCCAGATCACTCGCGCCGTGTTTGCGGTTTATATGGACCTGGCCAAACGGTGCCCCTTGTACACACAAGAGGATCTGTATATCATGGAAATGATGATTGCAGACATTGTTCATCCTTTGTTGGATTACAATGGCACACTTCTGATGGCGTTCAATATGAACACATCAGGGAACAACATTACAGTCAACATCAATTGTACAGCAGGGAGCTTGTACGTGAGACTTGGTTTCTTTTCAGTCTACCCAGACGAAAGGGATTTTAGAAGCCGAGTCGCTGCCATGACATATGGGGACGATTTCATGGGCAGTGTTCATCCTGATTTTAGGGGTTTTAACTTCAGGGTGAACAAGCAATTCTTGCAGGAACACGGTATGAAAATTACCGTTCCTGACAAGAGTGATGTTGAATGCGATTTTATGTTGTTCGAAGAGATCGATTTCTTAAAGCGAAAGTCAACCTACGTACCGGAGATAGGATGTAGCATAGGCAAATTAGCTGAAGAATCAATTTTCAAAAGTCTACACAGTAATTTATTGTCAAAAGTAGAGACTCCTCGTGAGGTCTCTGCTTCGTGTGTAGCACAAGCTCTTAATGAGTGGTTTCCCTATGGAAGGGACTATTATGAACTCAGAAGAGAGCAATTGGGACAAGTTTGCCGAGAATGTGGCATTCCTGTCCCTGCACTTCACATCTCTTATGATGACCGCGTGGAGATGTGGAAGAAGGATCACGATGGCGAGTAAAATCGTCGCGGTTTTCGTGTTTGCATATTACACTTTTATATATATATATGTACATATTTTCCTTTGTTTAATAGGTGTTTTGGAGAGTCACGAGGTCTAAACTCTCCCCTTGCAAGTCCAGAAGATACTTTGAATCTTTTAGAGCTGGATAGCTCGCAAATAAGTCCACACATGGACACAATGGCCCCAGATATGGCCATGGACGAGAAACACGAAATTACCGAGTTGAAGACGTTAGCAGAAGCCCCAACTACTTCTGTACCAGATTTTCATGACGATCTCCGTTCTGATATGGAGACCGATGATGCAAATTTGGCTACGTTCTTCTCCCGCCCCTTGCTTGTAGCAACGTTTGATTGGGGAACGGGAACAACATTCGGTCAGACCTTCAACCCCTGGGAGCTTTTCTTCCGCAACAGACGTGTTGTAAATCGACTCAATAACTATCGAGTCATGTCAGCACGTTTGCACGTTAAATTCATGATAAATGGAAATGCGTTTTATTACGGAAGATTGATGGCAAGCTATTATCCCCTCGCTGCTTGGGATGAAGTAACCTTTCGACGACTTTTATTAGAAATCGATTCTGTTACAGCATCACAGAGACCAAGGGTCTTTATTGACCCTTGTGCCTCACAAGGAGGTGAGATGGTTTTGCCATTTATGTGGCCCGCCAATCTTGCAGATAATGTTTTGCCTGATTGGTCATTCTTGGGAGAAATTGATGTCCGACAACTGTCACCATTGAAGCATGCCAACGATGCTTCTGGTTCAGTAACTGTGTCAGTCCTTGCTTGGGCTGACGAAGTTCAGTTGTCGGTTCCTACTGAGTCCAATAATGGGTTTATCACCCCTCAAATGGCTTCAGAATATACAATGGGAC